GATCCTTCCTTGATTCTTTGTTGGCTTGTCTATTTTTACTGTTGCACCAACATGATCTATGGCCACTGTGGGATTATAAGGTTTTTCTCTTACTACGATATCTCTGTCTGTGTTTGCTTTTAAAGTTTTCAGAGTCGTATCTAACCAATCTTCTACACCGAAAAAGTTTGCTATTGCGTTTGTTGGAGGCAATACTAAAATCTTAGAGCCATTTTTCTTCCATGGTTTTATATCCTGCTTGAAATTTTTTTCATACCTGTCCGCTGGCCTATCTTGTAGAACGTTTTGGCAGTGTTTGTTTTTTGTTATTCTCAACCAATGCGGACTATCATGGGCGTTAGTGAAATACCCATGGTCCATAAAATAAAAATCTTTTGCCTCTTTGATACACCACTTATAAACTTCTCCTGATCCAGCCAGTATTCCATACATGGTCAGATTCTCGTTTGGCAGATGTCTAAGATCTCTGAACTGATATATTTTGCTTGGTCCGGGTGTGCCTTTGACAAAGGCTTCAACGTATCTTTGTGTTCGTGGTTTGGTTGTATGAATACCTGCTATGTTCACTTCCTTGTTTCCTTCACAGCAAACATTGAACGTTTTGCAATCTTGTTAAATTCTGCAATGATGTTGACGCTCCTTCTGTGTCTAACAGCATTGCTTCGAGCAGACACACTATGGATAGTGTTAGTAGAATTGTTGCAAAACATAACAAAAGTGTTTCGTTTGTATGGCACAGTCTTTACTATGTCTCCAGCCTTATCTCCCACTGCTCTGCCACCGTTTTTGTTTACTTCGGTTATCTGTGCCTGTTGTTTGTGCAACTGGAAGTCGCCTCCGGTGCTCTTGTCATCATCGTATGGCATGTAAAGGAGTCCTGCATATATTTCTCTTGGATTGTCGATGTGTGGAGTTCTCGAACTAAAGTCAACAGGTTTGTGCATTACCGTTTGGCAATCACTGCCTATCTTGTCTCCACCTTTGTCCCATCCTCGTGGACTTATTGTTTGGTCTATGTCAGCCACATTAGGCATCAGATCACCAAATATATTTTTCACTTCCTTGTAAAATGATGCTGACGTATGATATTCGGCGAACTCCCTCCATGCATCTGACACCACATCTTTTTTCAACATCTGATCTGATTTGAGTCTGAAACATATGCCGTCATCAAACGGTTCAGTGGATAGAAGTTGTTGCGTGGGCCATTCTTTTTCTAGCCTCGCATATACATCTTCAGGTAACGCATTTTCTATTATAACATGTGGATAAGGATCCATTAGCAACGTTGGCGTCTTTTGTAGTACTGAAACTGTCATTCTAAGTGCTCCATTATGTCGGGTATGTTTATTTTAAAGTTTATCATGTCACTGAATCTTTTAATACCTTTGGGTTTGGCACCTTTTTCTCTTTCTATTGGCACCACATCTGCCAGGTATAACTTATGGTCTAAACCTAAATGATGTGATAGCAATGGATAAACTTTCTTGTGTATCATATTTTTATCCTGTATTTCAATTACCTTTGTGCTTGGTTGACACCATAACAAGTTTGTCAAGCCAGCGCCGTGTGCCGCCAATACATGCGAAGCCTCGGCAAATGTTTTCATTTGATCTTTGATAGATAATTTTTCTAGCACTACAGTTTCCCACCCCTTTAACTTTAAAAGTAATTCGTCTGAATTGACTAGTTTCCTTGATGTTGCCCCCGGTCTGAGCACCACAATCTTCCTGTTAGGCTTTACTCCTTTCAAGTTTTTAAGGCCTTTGAAATGTCTAAGCCATGGAGCCAATGGCGGTGTTATTATCCCGTCTCTGACGTTGCTCATGCTTGGCACAATCAAATGTTTGAACTGCCATGTCTCTCCCTTGGGCATGACAACAATCTTGACGTCAGGAAATAGAGACTTACAAACTTTTTCAAAATAAGGACTATGATTGGCCATTATGTAACAATATCTGTTGAAATTTGTTGACCACCTTTTTTCTATCAATCTAAATTTTGATATCACATCTATCCATATATGCCACGGATTTGCTAGACTGTCCTCGTCCACAGGCAACCAAACATATGTGTATGTCTCGTTAAATGATTCTTTCACTGGTGGTAGTTCCATATCAATTTTTGTGTCCCAGTCTGTCCAAAGTTTATGACTTTTGTGTGGTTTGTGCCTGCTCTTGTGTGTTAGTTTCCATACATGTTCTGTTATTAGTTTGTTTTCCCTTGTTAGTAGTAAAGGACAGGTATGTACCTTGCAGTTATGAAACTCCGCTACAAATGTTGGTAAACTAGTGAAGTGTGGATTGATAGATTCATGATAAGGAACAGTATAGTTGTACTCTGGATCGACCATCTCCCAACGATCGAGGAAATACTTTAACGAGGATATATTTTTGACTGGCATTTTATTAATAATTATGTTATAATACACGATCATGATATTATTTTCAAATGGATGCAGTTTTCTAACACCTCGACCCAAAGACGGTGTTGACACATTTACCACAAAAATAATTGCTGACAATTACAAAATGGATCTAGCAAACTTGGCGATGGGAGGTAGGGGAAACACAAGGATAGGATTTTCCACCAAAGTCTGGGTAGAACAAAACAATGACAAAGATATTTTTGCAGTTATAGGATGGTCCAGTGCTGTCAGGAACGATTACATAACAGATGATGGATGGAAGAAAGGACGCATACCAGGGTCCGAACTCACCTGGCGTACGTGGAAGACATTGGATAATGTAAGTTTCATACGAAGTCATAAGGGGTGGGACATAGAAAACAATCTTACTATGAATTTTCTTGATAATGTTTTTGATTTACAGAACTACTTTGAACGTAAGCGAATACCTTATGTGATGTACAATTCTTTGCCTAACGATTTTGGAAATGGCACAGAGGACTTTCATGTGATTAGGAATGCAATCAACATGGATAGATTTTTTAGTCCAAATGTAAGCCACCTTGAATTTGTTTCTGACAAAAAATTAATCGTCAGTCCAACTGACCCTCATCCATCTGCAGAGGGACACAAACAGTGGGCAGAAAAGTTGAAAGATTATATTGATGCTAACAATCTACGCACCATTTAGTAACGTAAAAAGCAAAGCCTGGGAAGTGTTCAAAGGTGTAGAACAGTCATGGCCAGATCAGATCACGACACTTGACAATGCGGTTGAATCGGAGCCTGTCAGTAACAGTATGTTTTGGGGATTTGTAAACAACAACCTAGATATGGTTAAGAAATTGGAAGCACGTAATCATTCTTTCTGGTTTGCCGACACTCCATATTTCGGTAGATTCGATAACAACAATCTTAAACCTGATAATCATTACTGGCGAATCTGCAAGAATTCAATTCATGTTTCGTACATAAAAGACTGTAAAGCAGACAGATTTGAGAAGTTTGGAATAAAGATCAAAGCACCAAATTTCGCTGGCAAACACATATTAGTTTGTCCTAGTTCTCCCGGGGTCAACAGTTATTTAGACAAGCCAAATTGGACTAACGACATCATCGAACAGATTAAAAGATACACGGACAGACCTATCAAACTTCGACACAAGCCTAGGGGCAGGGGTACATCAGGACCGAGTGAGGCAAAGGTACCCCTATCCGAGGATCTCAAAGAAGCATGGTGCGTTGTCACAAGTTGTTCGATCGCCGCGGTGGAAGCCATATGTGAAGGCATTCCTGTTTTTTGTGATAATAAAAGTTTTGCTGTAGACGTTGGAAATGTAGAACTTTCAGATATCGAGAATCCTTACTACGGCGGACCTGAACCTTGGTTGTATAGTCTAGCATATCAACAGTTTACACCTGAAGAGTTTGAAAATGGCACTGCTGTGGAAATACTAATGGACAAGGGACTGCTATGATAGAACAGTTATCGGACGGCTTATGGGTTCCATCGTCTGATGCACAGATAGATCAATGGCGCGAAAAAGGGTATCCTCACATGCAGGATAAATGTCTAAAACAATTTTTGCGGTGGTGTGATCGGAATGACAAGAAGTTCAAAATGGTACTTGACATAGGGGCATGGTGCGGAACTTGGTCAATGGCAATGCAGAAGTATGCTGATCAAATATTTTGTTATGAGCCTAATAAGACACATTTCGAATGTTTGATTAAGAACGTTGGACATTACGAACACGTGAAATTATTCAACCATGCAATAGGTAATCAAGACGGTAAGATAAAACTTACGAATGAAACTGCTACGCAAAACACTAGGGTCTTGTTAGAGAAAGGAGATACTGTAATATCGAAGTTAGATACATTGAACATTTCAGATGTAGACATGATAAAAATAGACGTCGAAGGACTTGAAATGGAAGTGTTAAAGGGTGCTGAAAAAATGTTAGAAAATGTTGAGTGTATAATGATAGAGTTGAACAACAACAGTAAAAAATATGGAAGTAGCAATACACGTATTGAAAAATATTTAGAAAGCATAGGCTTTGACATACTAATCAAAACTTGGCCAGATATTGTTTACAGAAAGGCATGATGTACAAATATTTGGAAAAATTAAAAGTTGAGAAAAATTTCACTCCTGCGAGAATATTAGATATTGGCGCTTGGAATGGATTTTGGACTAAAAATGTTAAGGAGATTTGGCCAGACGCACACTACACTTGTATAGAAGCAGGTCCTAAGCACGAGAAAAAGTTAAAAGAAATAACCTCGGATTATCATATCGCGGTACTGGGTGATAGCAATCGAGATGTAAAGATGTATCTGAGAGAAATTGATAAGGGAAGCAAAAAGAAGGTGACATACACTAAGGGCTCAACATTGTTTGGAATATTCAAAAATTATGAGACGAGAAAGATGACAACATTAGACATGTTGGTTGGTAAGGATGCTCAGTACGATTTGATTAAACAAGATGTGCAAGGTGCTGAAATAATGGTAATGCAAGGTGCTCCAGATATCTTCACACGTGCAAAATATGTCATACAAGAAGTAAACTTATTCAAAGATAAAAACTTTCCTGACATGCCTTCTGAAAACGAAATGGATGAATATATGTTTCAACTTGGGTTCAACAACAGTGAAATAATTGAGAAAAAAGAAAACGTTGAACAAATAGATAAAATCTATTTTTGAAATTTACGTACGATACTGTTATAAGTGTCATGATCCATCTGCAATTGGAACACTGGACTTCTTATATATTTTCTTGTGCTATGAAAAAATTTTATAGTTTTACATTTTGTGACTAATAACACATTAGGATTGTACTTTATTTGTTTCCCCGCCAGGTGTACATAAGCGGAGGTGCCGTCACTTCGTTCCTTAAAAAACCAAAGGCAAATTATGTCTTGGGACAAATCTAGTTTGTCAAAATTTTCATGTAATACTGCCTTTGTTTTGTGTTTCTCACAAAATTCTTTCCATAGATAATGACTCGTGTTATTTTGATTCTCATATAATTTGTCATAATCATTAAGTTGTATAAGGTTGGTAACCAGCACGTGTTCTACTGGTTCTGTATGATAGTTTTGAGGTTTTAGTTTGTTCCAGTCCATTATGCACTGAAGAGATTGATTGCTTCCTTCTTCCAATCGTCTGAGTAATCACAATGCCTGTATCCATCGAACCACGGTCCACCTTCTGTGTAGTGTAATATCTTTGGTGATCCGTCCTCAGGTTCTCTATACCAACCAACTAGCCAGTTGTAATGATGGGGTAGGTCACCAATTTCTGAATCTTCGAGCCAACTGAATCTGTGTAGGAATTTTGGTGTTTGGTTATTTAGGAATTCTGGTGTAAGTATCTTATTCTTTTCATGTCCGCAGTTCCAAAGCACCATGCTACTCCAATTTTTCCTCGGGTATACTGTTTGCACTTGGCCATCCATTTTTGTAGTTTCTTTTGGTGTGTAATCATGCTGAACACACACTACTGCTTTACTTGGATCCATATACTTGGTCAACATATGACTTGGAATCTTCCACAAGAAGTCACAATCACAGAATACTGCCCATCCTTTGAAGTCATTCAAATAAGGAACAAAAAACCTAGTGAACGTAAATTCAGTTGAGGCAAGTTTATCTCTTTCTCGTGTGTAAATTCCTTGAGCTCTCATGTCATTTTGTTTGAGAGCAATAACTTCCGCAGAAGGATCCCTACGTTTTATAGAGTGTTCACAGACTTGATATGCTATGTCTTCTCTGGAGTCCCAGCCTACGTAAATTTTCATCTAGATAATAATTCGTGTATTTGTTTCCAATTATTTACACGAATAATATCCGGGTGATTAAAATCTCGATTGTATGGATGGTCAATTAATATAGGCTTTAAACCGTATTTGAGCCCGGCTACAGCGTTCTTTGGCTTGTCTTCCACCCAATATAGTCCGGTACCATGAAATTCGGCTAAAGCAGAATCTTTATCAGCACCAGTGTCTAAAATATGATAATTCTTGAATATGTGATCACCAAACAGTTCACCAAGTCTTTTCTTTCTTACTAACTGAGCCGGTATGTCAGATGTCTGTGATGTTATTGGTATAAATGTCCAACCCTCTGCCGCTAAAAGTTTTACCCATGTCTGCGAATCTTCCATAGGACATTGTGTGGCCATCCATGCACTTTTATTAAATTCTCTAATTTCTTTTCGTATTTCTGGTATAGTAAGGCCAAACCTTTCGGCCATCTCATACGTGTTTTCTTTATTTGGCAATAATTTATATGGATACACACGTTCATTATCGTTATAGTAAGAACGTTGCAACATCCAGTCCGTGAAATGTTTCTCCCATTCCAGTAGGACGCCGTCTACGTCTGTCAGTATTATTCTATTTGATGTCTGCATCTTCCATACCCGCGACCCTCAATTTTACAATGTTTGTAATCTGCCATTGTTTCTGATCCAGTCCTTTGGTGATGCCTAGCCATTGATTTCTTATCAAAGCAAAGTCATTAATAATTTTATCCATGTCAACAACATCGTCCTCACCGTCAACATACTTTTCCGCATCTCTGCTTGATAATGCTCTGTTGTAGTTTTCTAAATATTTTCTGAATGTCTTAGATCTTAATCTACGCAACTCTATGTTGAGATATTCTAGTATTGCTTCAAGTTGTTGTAGTTGTCCGAATCGTTCTTCCACGATACCTGGCAGTGCCGCACTTGCTCGTTCGAGGTTACCGTATATTTTGCACTGCTTTTTTGCTTCTAGTAATTCTTTATCAAAGTATGCTATGCAGTCTGGTATTTTGTCTAAGTTCCTGCTGACTTCGTTGTACCAATTAATCATCATCTCCGTATCCGTCTGACTCTTCATCTTCTTCGAACACGGTATTAATGGCTTCTTCTAATTTAGGATCGTATTCGGCCGACGCTTTTATTTCGTCAGTGTCTACACCGATATCTTCTAAACTTTTTATGAAGTCTATTGCCATGTCCAGTTTTTGTCGCTCCGGTACATAATGTACTACAGAGTCCCATAGTCTTTCTATGTCTTCGTGTGTAAAGTCGATCATTACTCTTTTACTTCTTCCTCTACTTCTTTGGGTGCAGATTCTTTGAACTCTGCCATTATCATATCTAATTTATCTCCGACCCATGCTTTTCTAAATTCTATGTGTTCTTTGCCTTTAGAATCAACGTACTTGAGCCTATTACCCTGCTGTACAAGTATGCCTTTTTTCTCAAACAAATCCACGAGTCCGCTATATGGATCCATGCCTGTGTCATAAGGAATCTTAACTTGCACACCCTCAAACGGTTTAGCATATCTTGTTTTCATTACCTTACATGCCGCTCTGATACCTCTCACATCGCTTACCTTGTTGCCTTTTTCGTCCTCTTTTAATTTTAGTTTCTTCATTGCGACAACTATGCTAGATGCATAGATAAATCCTTGTCCACCTGAGATTTTATCATCTGGATCAAACATGTCCTGTGATGCGTAAGTGTGGTTAGTTGCTATAAGTCCTACATTCCAACTACCAAACATATTCACACAGTTTCTCACGAGTGCGGTTAGTGCCTTAGGTTTTCTACCCAAGTCACCTTTCATTTCACCTGCCTCGAATTGGTTTACATCTGTTGGTGTCAACAACATACCCAAACTGTCTATCACAAATAACACTTTAGGTGCACCTTCTTTGTTGTCGGCGTGTTGTTCTTTGTAACCTTTCATGAACTCTGACACAGTCTTAGCCACGTCGTCGACCATTGACATACTCAGTTTCATAAGTTTGTCTTCGGAAGTGTCAACGTTTAGTGCCTGTAACCATTGTTCATCTAATGCATTTTCTGTGTCGATCAGTATGACAAAGATACCTTGGTCTTGTGCGTTCTTAATAATGTTGCCTGATGCTATGTAAGATTTACCCGCACCAGACTCACCGGCAAGTACAGTTACTTTGCCTAGGGGAATTCCTTTGTTGAAATCACTAGTCATTAGATAGTTCAATGCGTAATTTCCTGTTGATATCCAGTCTGTTGGATCACTAAAGCCTATGCCCAGTCCCTGGATTGATTTGGTAATGCTTTTTCTAAACTTTGTTGCGTCAAATACTTTTGTCATAATTTATATCCTTGTAATCTATATTAGCATACCTAGGCCCTAACGTCAATGCTAGGGCCTT